CCATTCGGGCCTAGCTCAGACTCGTGAAAATAGATTTGAAATGCGATACGAAGTGTCACCGCCTCTTGCTTGTAGCATAGGTCCTTTTCTTCGAGTTGACTCAGGAAAACCTCGATATCCTCCTTTGTGAGGAGGTTGATTTCTGACTTGTGAACCTCGAGACGAATCTCGCGCGCCTTTTCGGGTGTCGAATCCTTCTCGATCGTGTTCATTGTATTTTGAGCAGTTTTATTTTTTAAACCTAGTCAACAACATGTATGCTGTTGAATAGGGTTTTCATAAGGCTTTGTCATGAGTTTATGCTGGGGCTGTGATTCCCTGGGCCACCTTTGGTGTCAGGGCCGTCAGTAGCTTGACCATAATCTTATTGTGCATCTCCAGCTGGTGGACCACATCCTTGACTGAGGTGTGGAGGTCAGTCAGGATACCGGCGATGTTGTTGCCATCCTCGTTGGTCAGCAGGCCGCCGAGGGCCTCGGTCATGTCAAACTCCATGGGCATCATCTCATCATCGAACTCATCATCATCGTGCTGGGGGCGAGACATTTACTGGGTGCTTGGAAAATTCAGGGCGTCAGGAGGCGCGCCGCGGGATGGTTGATCCATATTATTTTCTTGGGCTATTGTAAAATGGCCGGAGGACTTATGCAGCTCGTAGCTTATGGCGCCCAGGACGTCTACCTGACCGGTAACCCCAAGGTTACCTTCTTCCAGGCAGTGTACAAGCGCCACACCAACTTCGCAATGGAGCTCATCCAGCAGACGGTGAACGGTACCCCATCCAACAGCGGCCGCGTGTCCGTGACCATCGCCCGCAACGGCGATCTGGTCGGCAACATGCACCTGGCACTGGCACCAGCACTGACCGTGCTGGGCTCGTCCGTGACCGCCAACCTGACCTCCAACAACAGCGCCTACGATTCCAACTGGATCGCCGAGCGCGCCATCGCCGCAGTGGAGCTGACCATCGGTGGCCAGCGCATCGACAAGCACTTCCAGACCTGGTGGCGCCTGTACGCTGAGGTCTTCCTGAACCAGGACAACAAGACCCAGTACAACAAGATGACCACCGCCGTGGCTGCTCTGCGCATGACCGGCACCGGCACCACCCCCTACCGTGTGTACCTGCCTCTGCTGTTCTTCTTCAACCGCAACCCAGGCCTGTACCTGCCCCTGATTGCTCTGCAGTACCACGAGGTGCGCCTGGACTTCGACCTGACCAGCTACTACAGCAGCTACCTGAGCACCGCCATCTTCGAGGTGTGGGCCAACTACATCTACCTGGACACTGAGGAGCGCCGCCGGTTCGCCCAGAAGGCACACGAGTACCTGATTGAGCAGGTGCAGCACAGCGGCGGTGACACCATCTCCTCCGGCTTCAGCGAGACCAGCCCCCAGCTGATCCGCCTGGCATTCAACCACCCAGTGAAGGAGCTGGTGTGGTGCTACCAGAACTCATCCCCATCCACCCAGCTGAACGCCATGTGGAACTTCACCACCAACCACGCCAACGTGAACGTGACCGTGGACCCCACCCTGCTGGCCTCATCCAACATCAACTGCTACGAGCCCCAGTTCCTGGGCGCACCCAAGCTGCTGTGCGGCTCCAACACCATCATCGAGACCTTCAAGGGTACCCCCACCGTGTCCACCACCGTGTACTCCACCTGGACCGAGGAGGGCAACAGCGCCCCAACTCTGTACGAGGTGGGCCCTCTGCACCAGTTCAAGGTTATCCTCAACGGCCAGGACCGCTTCAAGGAGCAGTACGGCCGCTACTTCAACCAGGTGCAGCCATTCTACCACCACTCCGGCAACCCCTACCCCGGCATCTACACCTACTCCTTCGCCCTGCAGCCAGAGGAGCACCAGCCAACCGGCACCTGCAACTTCTCTCGCATTGACAACGCCCAGGTGTACGTCGCCCTCAAGGCCACCTCCCTGGCAACCATCCAGAAGATGTTCGCAGTCAACTACAACATCCTGCGCATCCAGTCTGGCATGGGCGGCCTTGCATTCTCCAACTAGAGAACCATTGCAGAAGCCTTGCGAAACGCGAAACATACACAGGCCTTCGGGCCGGCCTTCGGGCCCAAGAGTGATAAAGACTCCTGGGACTGAATCCATATATGGAAAAAGACTACATCGAGCTATGTTGTCTAATAAATGCTTGGGAAGCTTACGATAAGGATCATCGTGAGAGATCTCGCTCACAATTACGTCAGCTTCTACTCGATATGGCTGACAAAGGCCCTGACCATCTGATTGGCGTTTTCGATTTGTATCTGAAAACACATCAGAGTGATAAAAGAATAGATCCCTGTTAGACCATGGACTTTTACGAGAATCCTCCGAAAACTATTGAAGATGTGGAGCGGTACCTAACGGCATGGCTGACCCCACTAAATACACCTTTAGTTGATACAGACACTGGATGGATCCAGACCCATGGTTTTCGTCGAGCCTTTGAAATACACGCAGTGTTACATGATCCAGAAACAGACCGTTACGCATTTCATGTTGGAGATTCATACGCAGATCCCCCAAACATGGGGATTTATGACTCGTATGACGATATGATCAAAGGTGTAGCGGTCAGATATGCCAAGTTGTGGAAGTTGGATGCTTAATTACCACGGACTCCTATCAATAGGTCCAGGCATCTTGCGTAGAATCTGCTCGATATTCTTGAGATCGCAGTAAAGGTAAGTAGGGGCCATAATTGGCGTGACGGCTGTCCACATGCTAAACTTTATGATACGGTCTGTAACGTATTCTTCCTTTTTCATCTTTGGTGCGTATACGAGGTTCCTCACAACTCCGTATACGTAGCAACCTGCAAGGTACCGATGCAACATAGTATTTATTACGCGAAAAACTTTAAGAGGGGACAGGATAAGGCTCAATAGGCTCCCAGCAAGGAGCGTTGATCTTGTAACGTCGACAAAATGCTACATACTCTTTCTGAATCTCTTCAGGTTCCTTGGAGGCCAACTCATGCTTGGTCCAATGCTCCTTCCATATCTTGCCCATAATTGATTCTGGTGCGAACCGGGTCATTTCTTGGTGTAAAAGGTTGGCTTGTGTTTAAATTCTTAGAAGGATCATCTTCCTCTGAAACACAAGGCTTGCGTATTGCTGATCAAGTTCCAACTTTTCCTCTGTAAGATCGCGTATGTATTCTGGTAGCTTCATGATTACATTGAGCTCTTCTTGGTTCACAATCACCCTCTTTTCGGAATTCTTGAAGAATGCCTTTGCTTTACGAAGTTTCTGAGAAACCTCCATCTGCTGACTCTTGACTACAGTCAGCAGACGGTCTATATCGTTTACGTTGACGCTTTTGGGTTTGGTAATGTTTCCCATTACTGTACCATTAGTCTAGAAAATACCTGTCTATACTATAGATGTACGCTAGACCCATACCGCGTCAACTCCTGCCAGACTTGCAGGTGGTCCCAGAAGGGACTAAACTTTACAAGGGTATCAGCAGCAATAGCCGCATTTATGAAAAGCCAGTATTCTTCACATTTTCAAAGAACCATGCCCAGGTATATGCCACAGCTCGCCTAGGCGAGTATGTAACGAGCAAGACTCTAAGGCTACTGAAGCTCTCCAATCGTACAATCAAGTTTTTGTTGAATCAGTCGGACATCTCTCAACTCAATAAAAACCGAATCTCTTTCATTACTGGTGTGACTCAGACTGCAGGCACCATGTCGGTAGGGAACCAGCTCAAACTGGTGAACAGGATTGTGAGTAATACTGGTCATCAGGCTCATATGAGGGGTATCATGGAGGAGAATATCAAAAAGGTGGGTGGATCTCACTACTCTCCGGGTGGACGCAAGAGCTTCTATGACATCGATCTGCTCGCGTACAAGAGCATCTGCGCATTCTGCAGAAAGAATGGGTACGATGGATACTACGCCCCTGAACTTTCATCCGTATATCATCCCAAGTTTGGTTCTGAGCTTGTGATATGCAACCCGCGCGAGGCTCTCGTGAATGTCAACTTTCCTATTAAAAACAACCAGAGTTAAATACTTAATGGCGACTATCACATTCAAGATTGATTCTGACGAGCTTGCCCGTGAGGTTCTAACCCACCTCGGATATCTCCCCGGTGATGACATCCCAGACTTGATTTCCATAGATGATGAAGAGCCAGAGTCTGCTCCACTTGTAAAGGAGACTCGCATTATGGAGCCTCCTGTATCATCGCGTGTTGAATTTATAAATAATCAAATCAATAAGGCGCTTGGAAATGTTGGAGTGACTGATAACATCATTCCAGAACCGAATGATGAAGGTTTTGGAACTCCCATCGACTACGCGATGGAGAACTTCGATGCTGTTAATTCCGAGTCTATGAACCTGCTTAATCATATCAAGCAGGAAGATATCAAGAGGATCCTCGAAAAAAAGGATAAGACGCAGAAGGACTTTCGTTCAGCGGCTGCCCTTATGAAGGAGCGTCTCCGACATGTAGAGTACATGCAGTTCCTGGATGTGCATAAAAGCGATCCTAATCTGAATCCAGATGTGATGGAGGTTGTGGAGGAGCTCATCCGGAAGGAGAAGGCACCTGTAGAGACGGCGGCGGAGCGACTGAAGAAAACGGCTGATGACCTCATTGGTGGAGAGCTGAAAGACTATCTGGATGCAATGCTCGAAGATCCCGACGAGGAAACACGAGTTGCTGCCCGAGCGTATCTCACTTCCCTGAATCAAGAATAGCAGATATATACTCTAGTTTACGAGTAGTTACTCATCTACTCAGTGAAACCTCTCTGACCAAGAAGATGGCGAAGAAGTTCTTTGATATCACATCCAATGCATTGTACATTACGTTCTTTTCAGCTTCTGGAAGAACATAAGCAACACCATACAACCCCCAAATCAATGAGATGAGCTTGAAGATCTTGTTTCCGGCTCCACCCATCTCCTTGTATATAATCCTGAATGTCATGAAGAATGCAGCTGTACCGATCACAGCTGCACTCGTCTTTGGTATAACCCCAATCTCACCCAGATAACCTGCTAGGAGCAT